ATATTTGAATATCCATAATCAGATGTATAAAATCTTTTCTTCTGAGTAATTCCAAATGCAGAAGTAAGAGTGTTATTAAACAACTCAAGTTTGTCTACATCCTTAAGAGAATTGCGGATGATGGAGATCATTTTAGTTTGTCTCTTCATCTTCTTAGAAGATGCACTATTATCTGTAAGAGGGGTGTTGTCATTCAGATACGTGAAGTGATCATGCAACTTATGAAAGACATCATCATGTAGGAGAGGTAAGAACTTGCTCTCAGTCAGTCCTTTATACCTCATGAATGGTTTGAGTCCGTCATACTGAGATGCGTCCGTCACAGAACCGTACAGAGAGGTTGTTTCAAACAAACCAATGTCTTTCTCAAACTCAGCGTTTAAGCACTCTCTAGCGTAGTGAGAGCAGCACAGGAGAGCAAGTAACTTGCCTCCTAGGTAGTTATAGCCAAAGGGTTGTGAGGGCACGATTACGAACCCCATGGCAGCGTGTCTATTGAAGATAGACAAATCAGGACACTTGCCTAACCAAATATTCCTAGGTTTAGAGTTGATGGTTGGAGATCCAAAACGAATAAATCCAAGAATCTTCTTAGTGTTTTTCTCAAAGACAACCCATTTAAGTTCTCTACCAGGAACATTCTGCTCATTATTATGAGAAGATACTGCTGCCAATAGTTCAGTAAAATACTCTTGAGGAACCTGTAGAGATCCACCCTTTACTTTGCCACCAACACGAACAATCTCAAACTCCATGTCTTCAGGATGAATGTCCTCATTAAAGAATTCATCTTTGAGAGAAAATAGTCGGCTAGTTCCAGAGACTACTTGCATTTTTACAAAGCGCATGTAGTCTTCAATATTTCCCATATGAGAGAAATACTTTATAAATTCATCTGCCGCCCATACGGCAGTTTCTTCAGATACAATCATCAGAGATAATCAGGCCCATTATCACCTTTATGGAGAAGCACTCCATCAACTTTATCCATCAAGTCTAACATACTTCCATGCATGAGACGGTATCCATATCCAACATATAGTTGCCCAAAGAACACTGTAAGTGCCATAAAACACCAAAAGTAATAATAAACTTTTGATTTGACTTGATGTTGTCTCTTCCAGTTAGGATTTTTAGTCATTTGAATTCACACTCCACCATAATTTCAGTAAGACAGGCTAACATATTTATTTCTTGATCTGCGACGAACGCTCCCTGGTACTGATACTTAGCAATAACAAGAACAGCAGCAGGAATACTAGCAGGGACAAGGGCATCATAGAGATTATCGTAAATGCGCCTAAGAAGTACAGTAGTATCATTGTCCAAATTATTGACGATCCATTTACGTACCTCAGGAAAGTCCTTTTCCTTAAGTTTTTTAACCAGTTCATTTACTTTTACGTCGCTAAAGGTTGCAAGGATACCAGAGTCAATCTTACCACCAGAGGAATATCGCTGACACTCATTCAGAACACGTCGCCAATCAGGGAAGTGTTTGTTGATCAGTTCTACCAGGACCTTGTGATCATATTCAACACCTTCTGCACCCAAGATTTCTTGGAGTCGCTTGAAGAACTGTGCTGCGAGTTGGGGTTTGTTTTTGGAATTGGTTGAAAAATCAATACAGGCGCATCGGG